AAAACTTTAAAGTTGATACTGCAATTGGATATGTGTTTTTAACATTAAGTAAATTTGAAGGGGCTCTTATGATAATGGGAGACCAACCAGGAATTAATGCAGAAACATACAAAAGTATGTTTGAACTTTCTAAAGGAAAAGGTGTAATATTTGCTATAGACCCAAATAAACTCGATAAAGAACTTTGGTCTATAGATCCATATGTTGATCAAACATATAAGTATAAAGGGCATGTTCCTGCAAATGCTATAGTAAAAACAGAATATTTTTCTCTTGCTCCTCCTGGAGAAAGCAGTGAAATGTATATGAAACAAATACGATGATAAACTTAGATGCAATACACAAAGATAATATTATATACGAGCCTTTTGAATACATGCTTATAGACTTTGTTGATGCAGATTTTGTAAAATCATCGTATAAAAAATTTAAAGAGAGCCACAGCATAATTGAGTCGTTTGATGAATTTAATATATTAATGCCACATCCTGTGCAAGAACTTTTAGAAGATTATAAAGATCGAATAGTAAAAAAAGTAAACGAAGTTTGGGATTTAGATGTAGTTAGTTGTTCTATGTCTACATCTATGTTTGATGAAAACTCAGAACTTGATACACATAATGATTACAATTATGATGGAAATTTTTTTATACCTGCAAGAGGTATAATTTATTTAAATGATGAAAAAATATTTGGCACAAGCATTTATGAAACTGAAAGAGGCGAGCCTACAGAAATAGGTGGTTCTCCTGGACAACTGTTTTTATTTAAAGTTAGCAAAAATAGTTGGCATAGTGCAGGAAAAGATATAAAGTCAGATTTTAGAATTACATGTAATTGGCTTCTTAACAGAGAAGGATCACCTCATCAATGATCTTCGTAAAATTCTTTATCCCAATTTTTAGTAGAACGAAAAAATAAATAATAATGTCTAAAATCTTTAAGTTGTTGCTTGGCATGAAATAATTCTAAAGGCACATCATCGGTTACTTCTGTAATAGGAAAATAATATCGTTTTATTATACGTTCTAACTTTTTAACATCTCTATGTAACGCATCTAATAAAATATTATTAAACTCTTTATCTGTTATAAGATCTTTTAGCCAATAGTGATGCGGGTCCTCAGGATTATAACTCCTAGTAATTTCACGTGTCTGGTAATACAAAGCACGAACAGGATTCATATTTGGTCGATAAAGATTCATAATTTCTTTGAACCAAAAACTATCATGTGTAGTTGCAAGGTTCTGCATTATAGAAGTATAATCTTTTGTCAACGCAGATCTAAGACTTTTTATGTTACTCTTTAAGTGCCCATAATATTCTTCATATAACTCATTTGCTATATCTCTGTATTCTGGTGCTAGTTTGTCTAAGTATGATTCTAAAATTTCGTTTATACTATATGTGCCTTCGAGTAGTGCATGTGGTAAAGTTTTAGTTCGTTGATATCTGTCTAATTCGCTCTGTATACGCATGACATTAAAATCTAATATCTCACCATTGCCCATACTAGTATTTATTCGTTATGAATGTCAAGTATAGTATGCAGTTTTTCAGTGCCGCCATTTTTATGAAGTGTTACTTTTGCACCGTTATGGAGTGGCTGTGGCCAAACACCAATGTTTACCCAGGCATACCCACAACTTTCGCCGTTAAGTTTTGGAGGCAAAAATTCTTCTTCAACTACATACACAAAACTGTAATAGTAAAATTGCTTATCTTTGCTTTGGAAAACATCTATTGGATTAAGTTTAAGCGGTTCAGGAATGAATCCTATTTCTTCTTCTAGTTCTCGTTGAATGCATTCATATGGGGTCTCGCCTTTTTCGATGATACCACCCCAAAAGCCCCATGTGTGTTTAAATCGTTTTTCTGAATTTCTTAACTGTAGTAAACACCTTCCGGTATCCTTAGCAAGAAATACAACTCCTGCCGCTGTAGTTTCCATTTATAATACTAAACTCCAATATCCTGGGTTATAAATTCCTTCATAACTACTTATCCAAGAATTTTGATGCCATCTGTATTGTTTGGATGTATTTGTATTGGTTATATAATGGTTGTCAGTTATTGTAGAAGCATCAAATACCACAGTCCATGCTGACCCGTTGTATTCTATAATATCATTTTCACTAGCATCGACATTCCAGTTAGGATAGCCTGACTTTGTAATTGTTTCGGTTATTAAATATCTTTGACCGGTTGTTGCCGCGGCAAGTGATCCATCTCCTGGATAGTTTGCCCTAGCATCAATAATTTTATCTACGTTAGTAAGTGTATTTGACGGTAATGTATCAGCATCCAATGTAAATACTAATGTAGAATCGTTGCCTGATAATGAAGCAATAGTTCCAGTAATCATGTTTAATGTTGAATCTGTATCATTTGAAATATTAAGTTTTAGTTTACTTGACGAAGATAATTCGCCTTGCATTTCTATTAAGTCTGCCCATTTTTTTGTAATGCTGGCATTATCTATAAGTATTGCTGTAGCACCAGCAATTTGAACATAGTAATCATTTGGTGTAACTGTAACTTCTGTCGTATCAGCAATATCTTTAAAGAAATCGTAGTAGCCTTCATTAAAGCCTAAATCTTCTATACTATTTACTGAATGTATATCAGTTTGAATTTGTTGTATAATACTTTGACGTTTAACTTTTGCTGGAGGACTTAACCAAATAGGAACAGCAAATACCATAGTTGCAATATCTAGTTGCTCATCTACGCCTGCAGGTATGGCCCTACTGGACCAATTAATATCTGTTAATTCTAATTCAAAAATATTAGTCCAATCTAAAGGATTATCATTTTGTGATAGTTGCAATGTTGGATTAAACAATATAAGTATTTGTTCCATAATTTGCATTTTTGTATCTGTGTTAGTAGTCCAGATATCAACATTTATTGTTAAGTTATAAGGAACAGGCATATACCTTTGTGTAGTATATAAATTACCTTGGACTGTGCCATAGGAATCAGTTTCTTGATTATATTCACGTTCTGCAACTTGCGTAGTATCTACTAAGAAAGGATCAAATGTCCTGTCTCTAGCAATTTGCAAACTGCCAATTGTTACCGTTATAAAAGGTGCACTATTAATAACATTCTCTGAATTATTACGCAAAATACTAGCAACCATTCTACTCATATCACCGTAACGTGCAGGAACTCTATTATAGTGTTTGCCTTTTTCGGTATTTTCTTCAACTCTGAAATTAGAGAATACTCTGATTAGTTGAATTAAGTATCGCTTCAACTGTTCGTCATACCAGTAATCTAAATATTTTCCTGCCATTAGTTATCCGTCTTAGGCCTTACAGCCTTACTTAAATTTGTTTTTTCTGGAGCAACTTCACCGTCACTATAGGTTACAAATGTATCATTATTAATAAATGATTCTAATATAGTATTGGCCGCCGCCCAGTTGCCATCGTAATCAGAACCAACGTTTAGCCAACGTGTTCCGTCTTTCTTAAATAATCTACTAGGACTAAAGTCTGTTCTTAAGAAGTAATCACCATTAGTGACACCACTAACTGGAAACGATGAACCACTGCCTACTACACTAACACCATTAGGAACATCACCTTTGTTATATCCTACGCCTGGTTTTCCTGTAGACTCCTCAACGTATAAATGTTCTGATCGTAATTTTATATTACTAGGTATGTCAAGTTCCGCTTGTTCTAGTATCTTGTCGTTGATAATAATCTCATCTTTATACTTACTAATAAGATTTCTGAGATCAGTTTCTTCTTCTCCAGTTCCAAGTATATCTCTGTATTCTTGTGAATCTGTAATAGGACCCACTTTAACTCTCCACAAATGAGACCACCAACGTGGATCATAACCTTCTGCAGGCCTACTAGCATCAGTTACTACAAAATATCTGTTTATAGCATCATCACTACCAAGCAATAAATCGTCTCTAAGATGAGGTATTTCTAATACGTCACCTGGCATTAATCTTCTGCCTATTGCTTCTACCATGCTTTCTGTGTGGAAATTAAAGAATAAAGTATCATTGGCTAAGAACATACCAAATTGTGTTAAATCAAACGAATCATTATCGCCTAAATTATATTGTGCCCTTAGTTCAAAAATATCTTTGCTGTATTTTCTATCTCTATTTTCTAAAAATAATAAATCTTGTATAAACACTTCGGAATTATTACCTGCTGTTCCACCTGGTCTAGTAGGATCATTTGTTGCAGGAGTGTCTTGAATTCCTAAGTATTTGTGAACGTGAACACCTGTTCCACCCGCAAAGATGTGTTCTCCGACTATTCTATCAATGAATTCGAAGTCTTTGGTTTTTGTTGGATTCCATAAACTTAATCTAGGCATACTACTATTTATCGGTTTACGATTGTTTCATATGAGACAGTTCCATTTTCATACCGCAACAGTCTACACATGTTAAGCAATGATTTGTTTTTCCTTCTATAGTTAGGTCAGCATTGATAAACTTACCAGATATGCCATCTGGAACAGTTTTTTGAAAGAATCTAGATTTTAGTATGTCGTGTATTGTGTTATTTGATGATAGAACAATATTCTCGTCTTTTAGCATAGCATCTAGTTGTTTTTCACCATAGTTTATTCTTGATCCTATAAAACAACAAGGATACACACTACCGTCACAGTCTAAAAATATTTCGTAATGGTTCTTATCTGGTTGATTAGCAACACAACTAATAGCGGTGTTGCTGTATTTAAATAATTCATCATATTTGTAATCATAGAATGCTCCATTTTGATTAACATCTTCTTTGACCACAGGCTCATATGCAGGGTCTTCATACTCTACATCGCCATGTGGCTTAATAGTGTATAACGGATTATAATTTCCTTGCCAGTCTGGATGTCTATCGTATACCGGAATAGTTTTAAGTTTTCCGTTTGGCAGTTTAGCAAAGCCCCATGGTTCTTTAAAATTAGTCGAAACACCAAATCTTTTTGAAAGTGCTTCTATTTCGTTCCATTGATGTTCATTGTGCTTAAACTTTAGTGTATCAAACCAACCCCGTCCATAGCCACCATTTTTAAAATATGCTTTCATATTTCTATACAAGTTAGACCATTTAACATTTTTTCTGTATATATGATTTGTATCTTCTAAACCGTCAACAGCAAAAACTACATTGCAGTTTGTATCCTTAAATAGTGCACCTAATCTAGACCAAAACTTTTCACTTCTAGCACCACCATTGGTTCGCATGTCTATTTTTGTATCAGGTTTGCATTTTAAAATATATTCAAATATATCTAAAAGTTCTAACGCACTAGAAGGATCTCCTTTATTACCGCAAAAGTTCCAAGAAGCAACTTTAGAACAAAAGTCATCTCCTAAGTAATCTATAAAATGTGATATGCCTAATTCACTATCGGTAACAATATTGTTTACAGGCCCGCCTTGATATGACCTCACACATACGGGGCATTGAGCATTGCATCGATCCGTTGCTTCGACATGAACTGCTGTTATATGATGGTTATACATATCACATATACTTATCATTAAATCATTATAGCATAAATTTTTACCGATAAATATCAAAACAGGAGAGTTGGCTGAGTGGTCGAAAGCGGCACCCTGCTAAGGTGTTATACGGGTAACTGTATCGAGGGTTCGAATCCCTCACTCTCCGCCAGGACAAAAAATATGTTTAGATTTATATACAAATATTCAAATACTAATACTCCAAATCAACCTTTGGCTCAAGACCACTATCCACTAGAAGAAATTACACAACTGTTTGAATGGAATGATTGTTATGCTGAAAAATACAGAGGTTGCTTAGTTAGTAGGCAATACGAACCTTGCTCTCCTGAAGAAATATGTGTATTCCCAGTAGATTTTCAAAGCACTCCAATCGATATAATATTATATGATATTGAAAAAATATGCGGTGATGCAGAAACTTATTATCCAGATAATAAAAAAGTAATTTTAATATATACAACAACAGAGCCTTTTTTCTTTAGGCAAAACGACGAAGCACTTTTAGGCTTAGTAACAAAGTTTAAAAACTTAACATTTGTATTAAGTGGCTCAGGGCATACACACTTTACACCTACAGCAGACCAAATACTAAACTTGTCAAATGTAACGTTTATTACAAAACTTTGGTATTTTGACAGGGTGCATTATAACAAAAATATAAGAAAACTATCTGAATGGCATTTTAGAGACGGTGAAGTAGATGCACCTGATCATATAGAAGACTATGTTACATGTCCTAATAAATTTTTACTAACCATGAGAAATCCAAGACCACATAGGCTTATAATGTCGTCTTTGATTGAAAATAATAAAACATTAGACGCAACAAGATATAGCAGAAACTGGTCATTAAAAGCATTACATATACAAGGCATGCTACAAGATCAAACAATAGGATCCGAAGAATCAATCTATCAAACACATTTAATCTTATCTAGCATAGATGTATTGCGAGAGCATGTAGGAGAAAAAGAATACAGAACTATTATAGATACAGCATTTGGGCACTCACATATTTTAGACATGCCCAATGTCAGTGATAGAGGACTTCCTGCAAAATGGTTATATGATCACATAAACATTGCAATTATAGCCGGAGGCGAAGGTGAAGGATACGGGTATGCAGATGAAAAACAAATGATACCTATGTATTACAAAAAGCCATTTATAAGTTTCGGTTGCAAAGGCATAAACGAAGAAATGGAAAAGGTTGGATTTAATGTTTTTAGAGATTGCTGGGATCTAAGTTGGAGTAATGCAGATACTCTATGGGACAGAGTAAACGGATGCCACGAACTTATGAAACAAATACAGGCTATGTCTGATGCAGAAATAAATGCAACACTAGAAAAAACAACGTCACACATTAATAGCAATTATTATATTTTATCGCAAGGAACTTTTAGGATTAAAAGCAACGAAAACTTTTTAAGGAGTTTAGAAAATGCCTGCAGTTAGAGGAGCAAGACCAATTAGAAATAGTGAGGTTTTAGATTTTCATGAAAGCCTTTTTAACATAAAACCAGTTACAGTAGAACATTATTCAGATGTATGGAAAGAATGGATGAACTATGGAACATTAAATACTATAACAGGATTAGACAATTTTTATCATGCAGATTATACACAAGGAACAAGCCAAACATTCGATCATTTTATTTTGAAACATAGTAAAGACAGAGAAATAATTGTGCTTAAAGGAGATTTTCAATACCATGCATGTTTAGGCAAACATGTAGAATTTAAGTATATAGATTCTCCACATCATTTAGAAGGCGTATTAAAAGGCCCTGGATTACATGCACTACTAATCAGTGCACCTTTTAGTGACTTTGGTTGTATGCATCCAGAGTTTGAGCAAATAATGAAAATATGCAATGTTATGGATATACCTGTATGTTTAGATTTAGCATATTGGGGAATAAGTAAAAACTGTCATTTAAATCTAAATGATTTTCCTGCAATCAAAGAAGTAACTTGCAGTTTAAGTAAGCCATTTTTTACATTAGAAAACCACAGAGTAGGAATACGTTGGACAAAAGAATATGCAGATGATGGAGTGAGTATGTTAAATGAAGTAGAAATGCAAAATAAACATAGCATGGCATTAGGGGTAGAATATATGAGACATTTTGGCCCTGACTATAATTGGAATAAGTATGCACAAGAGTATGGCAACGTATGTAATGACGAAGATCTTGTTTGGAGTGATACTGTTATATTTGCTTTAGGTGATGACATAAGACATAGCGAATTCAATAGAGGTGTTCACGGTAATTATAGAGTATGTATAAGCGAGTGGCTGGGCGATGTCTAAATTAGATTTATTTTCAGTTGGCGAGCAATGGGACTGGGATAGATATATTAATCTTCAATTAGGATACAATTATTTTGAAAGTATTGCCAAACAATGTTTTCAAAAAGAATACAAAAAGGTCACACATCACAACGATATAAAAAATTTATATCGACATGAACCTGAAAACGATATAGCAATTAGATTTGATAATTGTTTTGCTCCAGTTAATTTAGAAACATTATTAAATTCAAATGTCCTTACTACCATAGAACAAACAATACAAAACGGTCATGAGGTATTAATTTATGTTCCTACAGAGCCTTTTACAAAACAAGATCTAAGAACATGCAATAGATATATAAGAAATACTATTAGGAATAAGATACATTATGCAAACTGTAATCCTAACATTTTTAAATATAGTGAGTTTGATATGAATTTACATTTTGTAGATTACTTTTCTGCGTGGACAGTAACAGGCAACATACATTGGACAAGTCAAGTAAACTACAAAAAACCACAAAAAGATTTTATTGCACTAGCATTA